CTGGTAGCGTTTGACGCCTCCGGCTACGAGTTCGACGAACTGACGGATCTGGCAGTAAATCGGACCCGGGTACAGCTCAAAATGATGACAGGAACTTCTGGCGATTCATACTGGTATGGCGAAGGATATATCAAATCAGTTGACATGGATGCCGCAAATCAGGAGAGTGTGGCTTATTCGGCTTCGTTTGTTGGAACAGGAGTATTGACAAAGGCTGCCCACACTTAACAGATCGGCTCACTGCCGACAGTAACTAACAATTAAAAATATGAAATCATGGCAGTAACGGCTGGAATAATCAATGGAACGGATCTTTGTATTTATGATACGACTCATAAAATAGCATACTCCCAGTCCTGTAAATTATCTCTTCAGATGGATTTACGGGACACTACAAACAAGGACACCGCTGGATGGAAAACAGTACTTCCGGGGCTTCAGAGTTGGACGATGGAAACAAGCGGGCTGGTTACGTTCAGCATTAATTATAACTATGGGTATCTGATGGCATTGGTATTGAATAAAACACTCGTTACGCTAAATTTCAAGACCGCTAACGCCGGTGATTTTTACTATTCTGGAACGGGATACCTTCAGAATATTAGCGTAGACTCTGCTAATCAGGCAAACGTAACATACTCGGCATCTTTTGTTGGAACCGGGGCATTAATATTAGTAGGATTATTACCAAGTTAAAAATAATAATATGCAGACAGTAAAAATCGGAGGCGAAAATCGCCCTTTAAAATTTGGATTCAATACATTAGCAGACTTCGGCCGGAAAACTGGGATAACCCTGAGCGGCCTCCAAAAATTAGGGGATACATTAACGATAGCCAACGTGATTACTCTGATATGGTGCGGACTGAATGAGGGGGCGAGAAAGGCGGGGATACCGTTCGATGTCGACGAGTACACGGTAGGGGAATGGCTGGACGAAGACCCTAACCTCGTAGCAGAGATGATGGAGCATTACGGGGAGTCCCAGGCCCCGGTCGAAAAAGGAAAAGGTAAAAAAAAACCAGCGGCAAAGAAATAACATGGGAGTACCTTCTGGAAATAGGGCTTGGAACGATGGGGATGAGTTCGGACGAGTTCTGGGATCTCACTCCAAAAGAGTTTCATTACAAGATGAAAGGGTACTTCGATCGAGAGATGTTGAGGGATCGTCTCGAATGGGAGCGGTGCCGTTGGTCAACATGGGTTTTATTTTCGATCCAGACGGATGGAAAGAATCAGATACAGCCGAGGGACCTGATTGAATTTGAATGGGAGAAGAACCAGACAAAAGACACGGAGCCTGTATCAAAAGAGGAGCTTGAAAGAATAAGAGGACTGTACGAAAGGAAAAAAGATGTCAATAAATCTGGCAGTTAAAATATCGGGAAACATTGACCCTCTACTCACCTCTCTAAGGAAGGCCGAGCGGTCGATGAATAAGTTTTCCAAACAAATGACTCGTGTGGGGAGTAATCTCACCAGGTCATTAACTCTCCCTATTGCCGGATTAGGATTCCTTGCTGTCAAAACCTTCGCCGACTTTGAGCAGTCAATGGCGAAAGTAAAAGCCATATCCGGAGCTACCGGGATAGAGTTTAAGAATCTGGAAAAGTCAGCTCTTGACTTAGGTGCGAGTACAAGATATACGGCTGCTCAAATTTCAGAACTCCAACTGGAGTATGCAAAGCTGGGTTTTGTCCCCTCTGAAATTACTAAAATCACTGGGGCGACTCTTGATCTGGCATTAGCGACAGGAGAGGATTTATCTGCCTCTGCCGGAGTTGCCGGGGCTACATTGAGGGCCTTCGGCATGGATTCGTCCGAGATGGGCCGGGTAGTTGATGTAGTTGCGGAAAGTTTGAACAAGGCTGCATTAGATTTAGATGGATTCCGATTAGGTATGGCTCCGGTGGCTCCGGTGGCAAAAGCATTAGGATATTCATTGGAGCAGACCTCGGCCATGTTATCGGTTCTTTCAAATGTAGGGATTGAAGCATCTACGAGCGGCACTATGTTGCGGAATATGATGCTCAAAGCTACCAAAGACGGGTTTTCATTCGAGGAGGCATTAGCTAAGATAGCCGGAAGTTCTAATCAGGCTGCCGAGGCAATGAAATATTTTGATACCCGTGCAGTCCCCGTAGCTATTGCCTTGGCAAATAATAAAACATCTTTAGATAGCTTGACCGTTGCTTATCAAAACTCTGCCGGAGCAACTAAAAAAGCAGCTAGCATAATGGATAATACCTTAACGGGTTCTTTGCTTAGAATGAAGTCGGCTGCTGAGGGGATGGCCATTGCATTCGGAGAGGTATTATCACCTGCAATTGATTCAATTGCGAAAGTACTAGCGGGAATTGCTACCTGGTTTAAGGAACTTTCCCCCGCTACGAAAAAACTCATAACAATAATTGCCACTCTTACCGCCACGATTGGCCCATTGCTTTTTATCATTGGTAAAATTCCCGGCATCTTTGCTTCAATGATTGGGGGAGTTGTCGGGCTGGTTGGCCAGCTTAAAAACCTTGCCTTGTTCCTTGTAGCAAATCCCTGGATATTAGTTGCCGCCGGGATTGCGATAGCAGCCACCGCCTTGATACGTTATGCCGTTGCCGCTAAATCTGCAAAGGAAAAACAGATAGAACTCAATAATGTTATCAATGCCGCAAGGGATTCCCGGAACGCTCAACTGGTAGATGAATACAAGGCATTGGGGGCTAATAAGGAATTACAGGATAAATTTTAC